GCCTGGAAGAAGTTTTACGCCAGCGCTGAAGTGGTCAAGCTGCTCGACCGCTTCCGTGGCTCAGACCAGCTCAACGCCACCGTGGTGGGCGAAGGCGCACGCTACATGGGCAACACTGGCAGCTTTGACATCTGGGTGTACAGCGGCTGGTACGACCACCCCGACACTGGCGCACGCACCCCTTACCTGCCCGCCAACACCGTGCTGGTGCTGGGCCCAGACATTGAAGGCACCCGCTGCTTTGGCGCCATCAAGGACGAAGCCGCAGGCTTTCAGGCCATGCCTTACTACACCAAGAGCTGGCTCGAAAACGACCCCGCCGTGCGCTACCTGCTCATGCAAAGCGCACCGCTGATCGTGCCCTACCGGGTCAACGGCTGCCTGGCCGCCACCGTCGCCTAAAGCCCGCCTGCCGCCATGTTTGCCGAAGACCTGAGCGTGTTTATCAACGTCAATGAATTTGCCGTACTGGCAAACATTGACGGCGTGCCCACGCCCGTGTTGTTTGACAACGCCTACACCCGCGCTGATTTTGCACAAGTCAGCCTGGCCGCCAGCAGCCCGAGCGTGCTGGTGAAAACGGCAAGCATCGGTGGTGCGGCTCCGGCTGACATCACCCTGGGCGGCATCGACTACCTGGTGCGCGCCACCGAGCCAGACGGCCAAGGCCCGGGCGGCCTGACCCGCCTGGTGCTAGAGCAAGTCAACGCCACCGAGGCCGCCTGACCATGGCCAACTCGATCCGCGAGCAAATCCTGCAAGCCATCGGCACCACCCTGGCCGCAGTAGCCAGCGCCAATGGGGCCACCTTCATCCGCAGCCCCAGCGCGCCACTCACTATCGAGCAAACCCCTGCGCTGGTGCTGCTGCCTGAGGGCGACGCGGTGGTGGAATCCAGCTCTACCGAGCGCACCCAGCGCAAGCTCACCGTCAGCGTTGTAGCCGTGGTGCGCCAGGCCGGCACCAGTGGCCCGTCAGCAGACCTGGCAGCAGATGCCCTGCTGGTGCAAGCCCATAGCGCACTGTTTACCAGCCAGCCGCTGGCTGATTTAAGAGCACGCATCGAACCCGCAGACACCGACTGGGGATCTGAGTCACTCAACGTCAGCGCAAGCTGGCAGCCATCCAGGTACGTCATCACCTACCTGACAAAACGTATTGACATCGCCACCAAAGGCTAACCCACCCAAAACCACTGGAAGCCCATCATGACCGACACCGTTTATTACCCCTACCTTGGTTCCGGCAAAATCTACGCCCGCATTCAGGGCTCTGCCGCAGGCCTCATGGAACTTGGCAACGCCAGCAAACTTGAGCTGGCCGTCAAAGAAGACAAGCAAAAGCTCAAGGACTACAGCAAGCCCGGTGGCGGCACCTATGCCAGCGTCAGCCGCATCTCTGAGGCCACGCTGCAGATGACGCTGAACGACCTCAACAAAACCAACGTGGCCCGCGCCGTGTTTGGTACCGAAGTTGCGGTCACCGGCGCCACCGTGGCGGACGAAGCCGTCACCGCCTACAAGGGTGCCATCATCCCGTTGCTGCACCCCAACCCGACCTCAGTCACTGTCAGCCACACCACGGGCACCCCGGCCTATGTGGCCAATACCGACTATGAGGTACGTGCCGGCGGCATCTACATCATCCCCACCGGCGTTATCACCGACGCGCAAGCCCTCAAGGTCGACTACACCTTTGCTGCCTATGACAAGGTCGAGGCCATGACCAGCTCGTCCATCCTGCTAGAGCTGCACTTTGAAGGCCTCAACGAAGCCAACAGCGGCAAACCGGTGATTGTGGACATCTACAAAGCCCAGCTCAGCCCCACCAAGGCCCTGAGCCTGCTGGGTGACAAGTTTGCGGATCTGGAGGTTGAGGCCGAAGTGCTGGCCGACACCAGCAAGACTGGCGTGGGTGTGAGCCAGTATTTTCGGGTGAAGCTGTCTTAATCCCTATGGGGCAGGGCGTGTGGCTAGGGGGTCAAGGCAATATGACCGGCCCCTGATCCCAGCGTCCGGTCACCAGCCCCCAGGCATACACCGCCCCCAGCAGACCCATACCACTCAGGCACAACAACCCCACAAACAACAGCGGTGGCCAAAACACCAGCCCCGCCACCAAAAAGAACACCGCGCCCAACGCAAACACAGCAAGCCACAGCATGAGTAGCACCAATCGGGTAGAAATTGAAGTTGCAGCCAGTGTAAGTGGTGCGCCAGACGTTGACAAGCTCTCTGGCGAACTTGGTCAATTGGCACCCGCCGCGCAATCAGTAGGCACAGGTGCACGCGAAGCCGCCAGCGGCTTTGACGTTATGGGCTTATCAGCCCTTAAGCTCAACAGCATCCACCAGCTCATTGGCGACATTACCAGCGTCATTGGCGGCATGCCCGCCGAAGTGCTCAAAACCGCTGACGCTTACAACAACCTCGCCGCCCGCGTGCAACTGGTCACCGGACAAGGCCCGGCCTTCAATGCAGCCATGCAAGGCATTGCCGACATCGCCCAGCGCACCGGCAGCAACCTTGAGGCCACCGGCAACCTGTTCACCAAGCTGGCCGAAGCCGGCAAAAGCATGGGTGTGGGCCAAGCCGAAGCTTTGGCGCTGACCGAAACCGTCAACCAGGCCATTCAGCTCAGCGGTGCCAGCGCCACCGCCAGTGATGCAGCCATCACCCAGCTCGTGCAAGGCCTGCAAGGCGGCGCGCTGCGAGGTGATGAATTCAACAGCGTCATGGAGCAGTCGCCCCGCCTGGCCAAAGCCCTTGCTGAAGGTCTGGGCGTAACAACCGGCGAACTGCGCAAAATGGCCGAAGCGGGCCAACTCAGCAGCGACGTGGTCATCAAAGCCCTGCAAGGCCAAAGCACCGCCGTTGCCACCGAATTTGCCAAACTGCCCCCCACCGTAGGCCGCGCGCTGGAAAACCTGTCCACCAACTGGACGCTGTATGTCGGTGAGGTGGACAAAGCCACCGGCGCCAGCAAAGCGGCCGCCAGCGTCATCAACGCCCTGGCGGGCAACCTCAGCACCATTGCCGGCTACCTGATCGACGCAGGCCAAGCCGCTGGTGCCTTTGCTGCACTCAAACTCGCGCAGCACTTCACCGGCATTGCCACAGCCGCCACCAGCAGCGCCACGGCAGTGGCCGCCAACACAGCCGCCATCACCGCCGCAGGCACAGCAGGCAGCACGGCAGCGACCAGCGTGGGGCGTTTTGCCAGCATTCTGAGTGGGCTAAAAAGCTTCACGCTGCTGGGTCTGGTCACCAACTTTCACGACATTGGCACCGCCATTGGCGAGGCTGCGGCCAAGCTGGCTGGCTACAAAGACCGCACCAAAGAGATCGAAGCGGCTGACCGCACAGCCGCTGCCATTGCCGCCGACAACGTCGCGATGCGCAAGCGCATGGCCGAGGCCACCCAGGCTGCCATCGACAAACAGTTTGAGCTTGGCAAATCAGCCACCGCCAGCATTGCCGAATTTGACAAGCTCACCAAAGGCGGCGACACCGCAGCGCAGGCCATTGGCAAGATCGGCAAAGACTTTGACCTGGCCAGCGTGCCCGGCATTCGTGACGCCACCGCTGTCCTGGACAAGCTGGCGGCCGACGGCAAGCTCAGCGCCAGCGAGGTGCAGCAGGCCTGGGCGCAGGCCCTCAAGGGCGAAGACCTGGCCAAGTTTGCCGTGCTTGCCAGCAACGCCTTTGCCGGATCAGCCCGCGAGGCCGAGCGCAGCGCGCAGGTGCTCGACGCCAGCCTGCGCGAGGCCATCCGGCGCACCGGGCTTGACTTTGATGTCATCGCAGGCGGCATGAGCCGCGCCAGCGTGAGCGCCATCAACGACACCGACGCCATCATTGGCGGCCTGGACCGCCTCAAAACCATGGGCGCGGACACCGGGCAAGCGCTGGCGGCCAGCATCGGCAAAGGCATCGACACCGCCGACACGCAAAAGGCGCTGGATGCCGTGCGCGCCCAAATTGAGGCCGTGCGCAATGTGCTGGGCGACAAGGTGGCAGACGGCCTGCTGGACCAGGCCACCACAAAAGCCCAGGCCTTGAGCGACGCACTTGACAAAGCCAAGCCCGGCATCAACAGCACGGCCGAGGCCATGAAGGCGCTGGGTGTGACCAGCGACGCCGCGCTGCAGGGTGTTGCAGCCAAGAGCGAGGCGGCCTTTAACACCCTGAAAAACAGCGGCACGTCCAGTGTGCGCGAGCTCTCGGACGGCTTCAAACGCTTTGCCACCGACGCCATTGCCGCCAACGGCGGTGTAGCCAGCGAGACGCTCAAGGCGCAAGCTGCCATGTACGGCCTGGAAATTGCCACCGACAAAACGGGCAAAGCCATTGTGCGCGCCATGGGCGAAGGCGGGCGCGGCATGGCCGACTTTGAGCGCCATACCCGCGATGCCACTGGCGCAATCGACGAACAGACCACCGCGCTGGAGCGACAAAACGCAGCCATCGAGCGCAAAAACGCGGCCACCGAAAAAGCAGCAGAACTAGAGCGCAAGCGCATGGGTGTGGATAAAGAAGGCTTTTCCACCGACAAAAACGGCAAGCGCGTTGACGCCGGTGGCGACCTGACCACCCGCACCGGCATTCTTGCGTTTTTGAAGTCGGCCGGCGTCACCGATGAGGCCGAGGCCCGGCGCATTGCCAACGAATTTGCCGACCAGGACGGAAACATTGCCTACTGGGGCAACGCCGGCATGAAGAAATACGGCGGCAGCACCATCAGCGACAGCCTGATGCGCGCCGCTGAAAAAGTGACGTTTTCAGACGCGGTTCGCAAGCCACAAGCGCCCGCCAACAGCGCCACGGCCCCCGCCGGCACACCCACCCCGGGTACCGCAACCCCTGGCACCACCAGCAAAACCTACACCGTCAACGTCAGCATCAACGGCGCCAGCACCCCGGTCAAGGTGGCCAGCGAGGCCGATGCACAGGCACTGATCGGCGCCCTGAAGCGCGCCCAACAAACCGCAGGCTAAACGCACATGGCCATCACCCTGACCAAAGACAGCACCACGCTCGACTTGCCCGATGCGATGGAGTGGGTGGACGAACTCACCTGGAGCCCGGTGCAGCAAAGCAAAACCTACACCACCACTGGGGCGCTGCTCATTGAAGAGGCCACCCGCCAAAGTGGGCGGCCCATCACCCTGCAGGGCGGCGAAGACCGCACCTGGTGCACCCGGGCGCTGGTGCTCACATTGCGCACTTGGGCTGCCAGCCCGGGCGCCGTGCTGACGCTGGTGCTGCGCGGCGTCAGCCGCCAAGTCACGTTTGACCACGAGCGCGGCGCGCTGGAGGGCCTGCCCGTGCTGTTTTACGCCGACGCCAGTGTGGCCGCTGATGATTGGTACGTCCCCACCATCCGACTATTGGAGCTGTAAACATGCCTATCTTGTCTGGCGACATCAAACTGGTCGCATCCCAAGTCATGGATGACGTGCCAGAGGGCGGGGGCGCACCCACGGCCAACGTCATTGCCGATGGCGTGAGCAACGCCATATTCCCCGACATCAGCGAGGTGGACCGTGCCGGTGGCCGCGTCAATCTGCGCAAGCTGCACGTCACCGTGCAAACCGCTGACCGCGACACGTATCTGGGCTCCAACATCATCGTGGCAGAGCCTCCGGCAGACCCGCGCGTGAGCGTCACGCTGTTTACCACCGAGAGCACGTTTGACAGGCGTGATGCCGCGTCAAGCCGCATCGAGTCGTACCTCAACCTCGGCCCCATGTGGCCCGGCATCCTGTACGAAAACCACATTGCCGGCCAGCGCAGCGTGCAGTTGCTGCAAGACACAGCCGTGGAGCTGCCCGCCATCGGGCAGACACTGGTGCTGGTGCAAAACGAGGGCGCCACCAACCAGGTCACCCAATACATTCGCACCACGGCGGTCGAGACGGTCACCCGCACCTTTTACGACGACCAGGGCCAGCCCTACAGCAAGGCGGTGGTCACACTCAGCATCAGCGATGCGTTGCGCACCGACTTTACCGGCAGCCCTGCCAGCAAGGCGTTGACACGCTTGACCACGGCAGCGCGGGTGCGCGACACCGTGGTGGCAGACGCAGGCACCTATGTCGGGGTGCAGCCGCTCACCCTGGCCGCCGACTTGGGCGACTTCACCGTCACCGCAGCCAGCGTCTATACCCAACTGGTGCCCAGTGCTCAAACAGAAACACCCATTACCGACCTGCGCACCAACGGCCTGAGTGCTGCACTGGTGGCTACCGGTGGGGCCATCACGCAAAGCCTGAGTCTGGCGTTTACCACCAGCACCAACATGCACGTGGGCGGCCCCATCTACCCGGGCAGCCTGAGCATCACCCGCGACGGCGTCACCGCCACCGACGCCGGGGGCCTGCTGATCAGCGCCGCCGCCGAAGTCGGGCAGGTGGACTATGACAACGGCATCGTCAAGCTCAGCACCAATCTGTGGGGTGGGTCTGGCGGCACACACCAGGTCACGTTCACGCCCGCCACCATCCCCGAGCTGATCAGCGACCAGCGTGCGATCCGCGTGACCGCTGAGAGCAGGGCACTTAACTACACCTTTGTCATGGACGATGTGCCCTTGGCGCGCACCCTGAGCGTCAGCTATCTGGCGCAGGGCAGGTGGTATGTGCTGCGCGACAACGGGGCTGGCGTACTCAAGGGCATCAGCAGCGCCTACGGCATCGGCACGCTCAACTACAGCACCGGGGCGGTATCCGTCACGTTGGGTGCGCTGCCGGATGTTGGTTCAAGCGTGGTGGTGCAAAGCTACAGCAAAGGCGCTGCCGACACACGCAGCAACACCAATCTGACAAACGGGGGCCGGCTTTATGTGCCAATCAACACAGACGGTGCGCTGAGCGAGGAAGCGGGCAGCACCCCCATCAAGCCGGGCACCTTGCTGGTGAGCTGGGGCGGTTTGACAGCCACCGACAACGGTGCAGGCGCTTTGAGCGGCGCGGCCACTGGCACGGTGGACTACGCACGCGGGGTGGTGCGCATCAGCCCCAGTGTGTTGCCTGCTGCGGGTACGGTTTTTGAGCTGGGCCGACAGGCGGTGCCGTTGGCAATGGCCGAAGGCGTTGCACTGTCTGGCGGCTCGCTTGGGGCGACTGATGTGGCGCCTGGTAGCGTGCGATTTAGCCTCAATGTGGTGGTGCATTACGCGGGCGGGACGGCATCCTATTCGCACGGCACCCGCAAGGTCACGCCCACCGCGCCAACGCGCCACGCCAGCGTCACAGTTGTGGACGACGGCGCAGGGCACTTGCAATTTACCGATGCAGGTCAGGTGGTGCCTGCTGGCACGATCAACTACGCAGCAGGCACTCTGGCGTGCAGCATTGCGGCCGTCCCGCTGGGGGATGCCGCCGGGCCTGCGGTGTTTTGGCTGTGGGTGGGCAGCACAGGCAGTTCATTCGGGTCTAGCTACAGTTGGGACGCATCACTTGGCTACCCCGACTCAGCCAGCTTTTTATCGCGCAGCATGAGCATTGCTGACGCGGTGATTGCGCAGGTGCATTTCAGCGCGGCGGCAAGCAGCAGCGCCAGCAACTCGGTGCCTGTGGACCAGTGGTTGCTGCGCTGTGTGATGGCGTCCGACTACGTGCTCAAGGGGGCTCGCTTTGGCATCGGCAGTGTGGCTTACGCGCAGATGAGCGACGACAGTCTGCTGCGCGACATCGACCCCACCAACGGGGGTGGCAATATCGGCGGCGCGGTGTCGGGTGGCTTAGGCGCGGTGTTTGTGTCGAGCTGGCCAGTGGGTGCCAGCAGCGCCGTGGGCAACTGGCGCGCTCTGGTATGCCCACCATCAACACTGGCCAGCGCACCGTTTTGCGCAGCCAGTAGCTCTTTTCGCACCGCATCCAGCCCCCTGCGCCCCGCCAGCGTCAGTGTGCTCGGCACCATGCAGGACGGTACCTCGTTTAACGTCACGGCAGACAGCGATGGCAAGATCAACGGCACTCGCGTCAAAGGCCGGGTTGACTACCAATACGGCCTGGTCGAGCTGTATTTTGTCAACCCTGCAGGTGACCCGGACCTCAACACCGACCTGAGCTTTTTGCAAATTGCCGGGCTCACCAGCGTCCCCGCTGATCTGGCCATGCGCAACAGCCTGCGCTACAACGCCGTGGCCTACAGCTACCTGCCGCTGGACGCTGACCTGCTCGGCATCGACCCGGTGCGCCTGCCCCAAGACGGCCGCGTTGCCATCTTCCGCCCCGGCGGGTTTGTCGTCGTC